CCTTGTCGTCTTCTAGCCAATCTTTACCATCAAAGTACCTTGAGCAGACCTTGTGCATCTTGCGCTTGCGTCGGCGTACCTCAGTGACTCCCATCATCTCTAGGTCGTCTCTGATCTTCTCAAAGTCATCATTGACTTCGTGGGTCTGACCATTAGACATCAGCACTAAGTCACGGTCTTCTGACTCAACATACAGGAACTCACCCACCACAATGACTTCAGCCTTGTCGTAGTATGCGTCGCCTTCACGGTCATCTGATACGGACTCTTCCGAGCCTTCAGGCCATCGGTTCTGGTATTCATCAATCGCCATTGGATGCAAGACAAACGCATAGCGTGAGTCAGACTTATCTTGCTTCTCTGCCGCAGGGTCAAACCATACCCTGTCTAGCGGATTGGCAATCTTCTCAATCATGATGTCCTGATCGAAGGAGTTGTCATCTGCAAACTTAGAGCAGACACGCCACGCATCAAAGCCACCTGTCACCATGCCACGGCAAGATTGAGCGTAGACTTGCTTGGCGTTAGAGAGATTCTCAATGTTACGGATAATGCCGTCGTAGGTATTAGCAATATCCTTAGTGGCGTTACCACCAGCAGGAGAGACTCTGATGTCAAAGTCTGCCTGCTCAATCTCTGAGGCTATTTGAGAGACGATAGGGTTTACTTGGTCAAACGTGTAGCGTGGCTTGTTCTGGTTTGAGTGCCACCAGTAGGCCTCCCACTGACCGTCACGTTTATCTAGGAACAGATGCGCCTCACGAGCCATCTCACGGTTATCATGGTCTGCCTGTTGGCAAGCAGAGAGAAGGTTGACCACGCTTTGATGGTCGTCGTATTTATCCTTGTAGGAAAGATCGTCTTCGGTGTATTCGCCAGACTCTTCCTTCTCTTCCATTCCGTTTTCGTACTCAGCCATAACCTAGCCCCAGCCAGAGAAATTGATTTTGACAGCCGCTTTCTGGACTGCCTTTGGTGAAAACATAGACATCATGAGTGCGTCTCCCATGTTAGGTGACGGTAACTCATAAGGCTTCTTTGCCATGTCTATCTTCGACATTATCTGGATTTTACCATTATTTGAGCGTTTTTGCGGTATTCTGCAAACTTCACTGCGTAATTGATCTAGTACAGGTATTTCACTGCTCAGAGAGATAAGCTCGTCAGGGTTGATGTATTCACCCTTCGTGACAGCTCGGTAGGTAGCCTCGAACCTATCCCTGAGCTTCCACCAGTATTGCGCCCTCTTGTTAAAGAACGTGTCCTTGTTGGTCTTGGAGTCTGAACCAGAGTAGGGGACGTTGGCATCATCAGGAGTCTCTGAGCCACGGAACTGGTGCTTCTGCATGGAGGTAGACTCTAGCTCTTGGTCTACCTGACGCTTGAGAGATATACCTAAGCCGTCACAGTCCCAGACAAACCAATCAGCCTGCGCTTCACGAGCCTTGCGTAGCGCCCAATCCATTCCCTCATTGCTGTCGCCTGTTACCTTTTCACACACATCCAAGACTACAGAGCCTTTACGCAAAGCAAAGCCCTTGCTGTCTCCACCCTCATCAGATGGATCGTGTGAGGCTATCAATGCGCCTGTAGGCTCGAACCCGAGCTTCTTGTGTGCATCTATGGCTGCGTCATACCACTCGGTTGGGATAATGTTATCTTCAACAGAGTCGTAGTATTCGCCTTCCCAGATGTGTTGGAACAGAGCAGGAGACATTCTATCCCTGTCACTTTCCATCTCTTGCTTCAGAACTTCAGGCGCTAAAGGATTGTCTGTGATGTTGATGACTACTATCAGATGCAAGTCGTCCTCGTAGTAACCATCCCTACGGAGCTGCTTCTCAAACGGCTTGATGAACCTCTGGCTGAACGCATCCACACTTGACCTTGGGTTGGCGCTGAACCATATCTCTGAGCATTCCTCACGCAGCGTAGGCGTTAGTGCCTTGAGAGAGTTGAAGGAGATAGTCTGAGCTTCTTCAACCCAGAACCGCTGAAAGCCGTGCATTGACTTTACGCCCTCTGGGTTTCTGGCTAGGCCACGGAACTTAAACACTGGGTCTTGGTTGAGGAGTATCTGGTTGTTCTGCACCTCAAAGCCCTGAAGGTTGAGGCGTTCTATCTCTGACTTGAGCAAAGCATGAACTGAGTCGTCTATGCTGTTCTGGAACTCACGGAAGCAGGCAGTCTTAATCCCCTTGGTCTGTGCGTCCATCAGGCACATATCAGCGAAGCTCATTGACTTGCCTGAGCCTCGCCCACCTATGGCAATCTTGAAGCGTTTAGGCGTATCTATGAACGGCCTGAGCTTCTTGGGAATTTGCATCTTGGGCATTATTCGTAAGTCGCTTTCTTCTTACGCTTCTTGCCAGCCTTACTCATGGCTATTGCTATCGCTTGCTTCTGAGGCTTTCCCGCCTCCATCTCTGTCTTGATGTTCTGGCTGATTACCTTCTGGCTCTTTCCTTTCTTTAGTGGCATTGCCGAATATCCTTTCGTAATTATCAAGATACTTGCTTACGTTGTACTTGCGTGGCCTTGAGCCTTTGCCACCTTCCCATGGCCCTGTACTCATTCAACCACCTCAACAGTCCATTGCATATCAACCTCAATGGGGTCGCCGTCCCTGCCAGTTATCTCTTGGCGCTTTGTCTCTGTCCATCCTGCTTGGTGAGACAGATAGAACTTAGCAGCGTTTATATCCCCATCCAAAGCCTTTGCAGCCAGTGACTTAGCAACCTTGGTTATCCCAAGAGCTTTCCCCTTCCTGTAAGCCTCAGAAAGTTCTGGCTGTCTCTGTAGCGCAGCGCGTAAAGTATTGGCAGTACAGCCAAAATAATCAGCTAACTGTTTCTGGCTTAATACGTCAGCAAGCTCAAAGCATTCTTTCACTTCTTGCTCTGTGAATACTCTTGGCGGTCTGTGAGGAGGGTTACTCACTGGTCTAACTCCTGTGTGGTTTTGCTGATTGTATCATGACTTATTCTTCTTAGCCGTGTACCGAGCGAAGGTTTCGTCACGCAAGGATTTAGCCTCGTAGCCATTGCTAAATGCTTGAGGAGGAAAGACTTGTATCTTCCCACCCTTAGCCAAGAACTCTTCTGTTTGCTTCTTGATGATTTCACTCAGCCAAGCAGTGTCTTTCATAATGCGATGTCCATGTTAAATATGATGGGCAGGTTTAACTTCCTACGTTGCTCACGCCGAGCCAATGACTCTTTAATTTGCTTGTAGTCATTATAACCTATTGTTTTGCCTTGTTTAAGTGTTTCATGAGCCATCATTATCATGGTTTCATCCCAATCGGATTTCTTGTTTAACAGCCAGTGACGGTCATGTTCCGTCTTGAATGGCTTATCAAACAGTACGTCTGGCTTCAGACCGATGGCTTGGACTATCTCTGGCCCCTTAGCACCACAGGCATGGCAGTACATCAGAATCTTGTCCTCTGCCTCCTTGATGGACATTGAAGGGTTGTTGTCCCCATGTACAGGACAGCAGGCCACATAGTTCTTACCTGATCTTCTAACTTTATCCAGACTACCAAGAATACGTTCGAGGTTTAACACTTCCCATTCTCCTTTTTATGTTTATATGTGCGATGAAGTTTAATACTTCTCTAGTGACAGTCTTCGGGGTTCTGTCTACGCCTTGGGGCCACACTCCAAACTTCTGGCGATAGTAGTGACTAGCCCAGCCATCCTTGTAGCCCTTCTCTTTAGCGTACTGGACAAGCTGCCCCATCCAATCAGACTTATCCTCTACCTTGAAGTCCTTACTGGCTTTCTTGAGCATTGAGCCATCATCCTTGAACACAGGCTCGTTGGATGGGATGCAATACCCACAAGCGCATTTGCGGCCTTGGAAGGCTGCTGAGCAGACAGGACAATCTCTGGTGATTTTTTCCCTCTCTTCTTTCTTGAGCTGCTTACGCTCATTGAATCTTTTTTCAGTACCGTCGTCCAGCTTGGAAGGGACAATATCCTCTGGAAAGCCAAAAGTCTTTAAGTTTGATGCGTGGTCAAGATAGGTCGCCCCTTTTTTGCCCTCACAGATTCTCCAGATTCTTCCTGCCCTTTGAACAAAGGCTATCGGAGATTTAGTGGGGAAGCAGTCTATCAGTATCTCCACAGATGGGTCGTCGTATCCCACACCGAGGAGGCGACTGCAACACAAGACCTTGCACCGTCCAGACCTGTGGTCATCATAGATGTACTTACGCTCTTCCTCACCCATGTAACCGTCAATGTGCAATGCAGGAATGCCAGCAGCATTGAACCTTTCTACCATTGACTTGGAGTGTGCCACCGAAGGGCTGAATGCTATGGCCTTTCTCTGAAGGTTGTTAGAGTGCTTGCGGTAATTCTCTACTATGTCACCGTTGAAAGTCTCATCATCCATCATGGCCTTTCCCAGTGCTTCTGGGTCATAGTCAGAGCCACCAGTTGATAAGGCTTTGGTCTTTATGCCTTTACGGTCTATGGATTTACCAACGTAGTAATCGGTAGGACACAGCCAGCCCTTGTCTAGTAGCTGTCTGGTTGTAGTGGTGACTATCAGGTCATCCCAGTGCAAGCCTAAGCCTTTACTGAATGGCGTAGCGCTAAGCCCTATGAACGGCACGTTGTCATAACGCTTCATGAATCCCTCTACCAGACCTTTGTACATGGTGTGGCATTCATCCACTATCGCTAAGCCAAAGGTCAGGTGATTACGCCGTACAGCCGTCTGGATGGACGCTATCTGAATTAAGCAGTTAGGATCATAACGTGGGTCATCGCCCTGTAGGACGCTGTACTTAGCTCCTAGACGGTCAAACGTGTCCGTGGTCTGAGAGACTAATTTGAGACGGTCACAGAAGAATACAGACCGAATACCTTTCTCTGCTGCGTTCATCATAATATGGGCCGCTATCATGGTCTTACCCATACTACATGGTGCAGCCAGCAAGGGTCGCATCTTACCTTTGCGTAGAGACTGCCTCAGAGCTTCTACCGCAACCTCTTGGTGTGGTCTAAGCTCTATCATCAGCAGTCACCGCCTTGCTAGGTTTTGTTGGTTTCCAAATGGAAGCTAAGACTTGGTTCAATCTCAGGCACTCGTCACAGAACATCGTACCCTTTAATGATCTGACCCACTTAGGACAGGATTCACAGCGCATGACGTTGTTGACTTTAGCCATTGACTTCCACCACTGTGATTTGCTCTTCAAGGGTTTCACGAGCAACCTTCTCTGCTTCTGACTGAAGGATTGAACTCTTGGACTT